TTCGAGTGCAATTTCAACAAGATAGAGATCATGAAAAAAATGCGTGATGATGGCTTCGGAGAATTGAACTGGAAGGATCTTGAGTTGCACCTAAATAAAATCAATTCTGAATGCTGAAGTGTTTGACTTTCACGACATATCGGTTATAATTAGTACTGTGCCAGAGGTATATTAATTGACAGCTCAAGCAAGTTTCAGTCGATACGGAAAAGCATTTCAAGAGGGCCTTGTCCAACTCATTTATGAGGATAGACCCTTTGCCGATCAGATAACGGAAGTTCTAGATATTAACTTTTTAGAGTTAGAGTATCTTCGTGTATTTGTTGATAAGATTGTTAGCTACCGTGACAAGTACACGACTCACCCTTCCGCAGAAGCAGTTATTACGATATTGCGGACTGCGCTCGATGAGGAAGAAGAAGTCACACGACGACAAGTACGAGACTATTTCGCCAGGATCACCACCAAAGAATTGACAGATATTGAATATATCAAGGAACAATCACTTGATTTTTGTCGCAAGCAAAACCTAAAAGAAGCGATGCTTAAGTCCGTCGGACTTCTACAGACATGCTCGTTCGATGAAATATCTCAGGTTATTAACAACTCACTAAAGCTGGGATCCGACAATAACTTTGGCTACGATTATCTTGCAGATTTTGAACAGCGGTTTGTTCCAAAACATCGTTTGCCGGTTACAACAGGCTGGAAAGAAATTGACAAGATCTGCGGTGGTGGCCTAGGCAAGAGCGAACTTGGGGTTGTGATTGCACCTACTGGTGCAGGGAAATCTTTCTGCCTTGTGCACCTTGGTGCGCAGGGTCTTAAAGAGGAAAAGGTGGTTGTCCACTATACCCTGGAACTTCAAGATACTATTATTGCAAATAGATATGATAGTTGCTTAACAGGTTACCCTCTTTCTGATATTATTAACTTCAAGGATGAGATTTACGAAGAGATCAAAGATATTAATGGAAAGCTGATTATTAAAGAATATCCAACAAAATCTGCGACGACAAACACTATAAGATCTCATTTGACTAAGCTATTGAAAAGAGGTATTAAGCCGGGCATCATTATTGTTGATTATGCCGATCTTTTAAGACCAGTAATAGTAAGAAAGGAAAAGAGAACAGAATTGGAATCTATTTATGAAGACCTCCGTGCAATATCAACAGAGTTCGCATGCCCGGTCTGGACAGCATCACAAACCAACCGCTCGGGACTGAACGCAGAGGTTATCACAATGGAGCAGATATCAGAAGCATTCAACAAGTGTTTTGTTGCTGACTTTATTTTTTCTGTCTCTAGAACGATTGAAGACAAGCAAAATAATCAAGGGAAGATTTTTATTGCCAAAAATAGAAACGGGCCCGATGGAATTATTTACGACATATTTATGGACCCATCAAATGCATGCATCAAGATAATGCCACAAACTACGAATACCATAAATGGGCCCATTCCAATGAACCCTGTGGCATTAAGCGCAAGCATGCAAAAAGGGTTGCTACAAAACAAGTATGAAAAATTTAGAAAAAGGAAATAAATCAAAATGAGAACAATTGAAAACATACGCAGATTTAGATTATCAGATACATTTATAGAGCCATATAAAGACGCAGAGGTACCATGGGGCCCCATAGGGTATATCACTTATAAACGCACTTATTCGCGCCGCTTAGCCGAGTTTGACCCAGGCGCCAAGGGCACTGAAGAGTGGTGGCATACCTGCCGCCGCGTCGTAGAAGGAATGTTTAATGTTCAAAAGGAACACGTGGTTCGCCTAGGCCTTGAGTGGAATGACGGTAAAGCACAGCAGACCGCCAAAGATGCCTATGACCGCCTCTTCAATCTTAAGTGGACCCCTCCTGGCCGCGGCCTGTGGATGATGGGAACAAAATTTGTAGAAGAAAAGACCGGAGCAGCCCTTTTTAATTGTGCGTTTCGAAGTACCAAAGAACTTTCGACAAAAGGGGGCTACTTGTTTGCATGGATGATGGATGCCCTAATGCTTGGCGTAGGTGTTGGTTTCGATACATTGGGTGCAGGAACCGTTATCATCAAAGAGCCGGAATATACAGGCGACACCCTCATTATCGATGACTCGCGCGAAGGCTGGGTAAACTCTGTTCACAGCTTGCTGGATGGATTTTTTCTAGGACACAAGGTGCCAAAATTTGATTACACTGCAATTCGTGCTGCAGGAGCTAAGATTAGTGGCTTCGGAGGAACCTCTAGCGGAGCCGAACCACTCAAGGAACTTCACAGGGACCTAACAGAATTATTCTCCTCAAAAATTGGAGAACCCATCACCTCTGTTGACATTGTGGATACCGAAAACCTCATTGGTCGCTGTGTAGTGGCAGGGAATGTTCGCAGATCTGCTGCTCTTGCCATGGGCAATTATGATGACAAGCGCTATTTGGAAATGAAGAACGATCAAGAGAAGCTGTATCACCACCGGTGGGGCTCAAATAACTCATTTAATGCAGAAGTTGGCATGGATTATACGTGGCATGCCGAGCAAAGCAAAAACAATGGAGAGCCTGGGTACATCTGGCTAAATAATGCTAAAACACGTGGAAGGTTTAAAGACAAAGAAAGATTTGATGATGTTAATGTCGCCGGCTTTAATCCATGTGTAGAGCAACAACTTCACGACGGCGAGTGCTGCTGTCTAGTTGAAACATTCCCAGCAAAGCACGATAGCTATGAAGACTACTTGAAAACGTTAAAATGCGCGTATCTTTATGGAAAGACCGTAACATTGGTTAACACGCACTGGCCTGAAACTAATGCCATGATGCTTAAGAATCGCCGCATTGGACTATCTCAGTCTGGCATTGTGCAGGCATTTAATAAGCACGGCCGTCGCACCATGCTAGGTTGGTGCGACAAGGCATATGATCATGTTCAGCAGCTAGATAAAGAATATTCAGATTGGCTTTGTGTTCCCAAGTCTATTCGTACAACCTCCATCAAACCCAGTGGCACCGTATCGCTTCTCAATGGTTCAACACCAGGGATTCACTTTCCAGAAGATGAGTATTATATTCGTAGAATTCGTTTTTCGAATGATTCCAAGTTGCTTGATGGCATCCGAGAAGCCGGATATGTGGTGGAGAAAGATGAATACTCTCCCAACACGGTGTGTGTTGAATTTCCTGTACATGAACCCTATTTTCAAAAAGGAAAGCGGGATGTATCAATGTGGGAACAATTGGAAATAGCCGCGCAATATCAATATTATTGGGCAGATAATGCAGTATCAGTAACTGTGACCTTCAAGGAAGAAGAGGCTGACCAGTTAAAAAGTGCCCTAGAAATGTATGAAACCCGGCTAAAGGCAGTATCGTTTTTGAAATATCAAAAGACAGGATATAAGCAGGCGCCCTATGAGCCGATTACCAAAAAAGAATATGAAAAGAGAATAAAGAGCGTTACACCAATTCAGCGAATTAAAACAAATGTTGCTGGAGCGGGAACTAGATTTTGCGATGGAGAGAACTGTGAACTTTAATCATTTAATAGAAAAAAGAACTTTGAACCGCGAATGTCACGCTCTCGATCACAGCGAGTGTTATTATCAGCCGGTAGGGGAAGGCCGAGCCACCAGCGGCGCCAACGTACATATTCAAATGATGTGTCGAAACTGCGGCCGCCGAGAGGATATTTTCCTATCGCAAAGACAATACCACACACATCAAAAGATATTACAAAGGGAAGTGAGTAATGTTTAATCCAGTAAATCGCTACATTTTGATTGACATACCGACAAGGGCCGACAGCGACATAGAGTCACTAATCGTGCTACCAGAAGACTATAAACCAGAAGAAGAAAGGTTTATTGAAGTGTCAGCAGTGGCATCTGCGGCAGACGTCAGGTTTTCGGTACCACATCTTGCTAGTTTGGTAGTTGACCGGTCTATGATTGAGGAAATAAGCATTGGCGGAACTATTTATAATGTTATTTTGGACAATTATGTTGTGGGAATGATTGAGTAAATGGAGGCGCAAAATGTATGGACAAACATTTTTATAATGAAGCTTCATCTAAAAAGCTTGGATGGGAGCCTGGGTGGTTTGGTGAAAAATATTTTGATGACAAACTTGTAAGGGCAATTAAAAAATGGCAGAAAGCCCGTGGTTTAACAGGTGATGGCCTGTGCGGCCCAATGACCTTTCGGCGCTTATGGACTGAGCGACAAGCGGAAATCGATGAGTATAAGCCAACTGACCCTCATTATTCAAATTACATCGTGTTCAATGGTGAGCTTCATCCTATTGAATGGGACAAGTTTGTCTTGTGGTCCGAGCAAGGGGGCTTAAAGACAAAGCCTGGTCACTATTATGATTATGCTGGCCGGCCAAAGCGCAAGATTCGCTATTTTGTTAATCACTGGGATGTGTGCCTGAGTGCCACCTCTTGTCAGAGCGTACTTAACAAGCGAGGAGCATCAGTTCACTTTCTTATCGACAATGACGGCACCATTTATCAAACTCTAGATATACAGCATGCAGCGTGGCACGCAGGTTCTTCACGCACCAACAGGCCTTCTATCGGAGTAGAGATCTCAGACGCATACTACACAAAATATCAGGATCGATATGTAAAAAATGGATTCGGAGAAAGACCTATTGTGGAAGATGCTTGGGTCCATGGCAAAAAGTTGGACCCATTTCTAGGGTTCTATCCGGCTCAGATAGAAGCGGTCAAAGCTTTGTGGAAAGCAATTCACAAGGCCACCGGAATTCCGTATGAGGCCCCCGTTAATCAGTTCGATAAGACCTCAACAAAATATGAGCAAGATGTGGCTTATGGTAGTTTTTCAGGCTTCGTTAGTCATTATCACATAAGCAAGGGTAAGATCGATTGCGCTGGCTTAGATATTAAAACCCTTTTAGACGAAGTAAAATATGACATAGATATTCTGGATAAGATAAAAAACGGCTAATTTTAGACTTTCCCTAATTATTGCATGGGCTTGTTCTTGGTCATATTGTTAAGTTGTTTTGTTCCTCAGCAACAGTCACCATACACCGTTAAAAAAATATCTGTTGTTGAAACATTCGTAGTGGGCCCTCCGGTGCAGAAAGCCGCGTGGAAAATGGAGCCCACAATAAGAGCTTGCAGTAGCACAAATATTTCGATTCTTAGAGTACAGAGGGCGGTTAAATATTGGGAGATGTTAGGATATGAATTTGATGGAGTCAGTATGGATTATAGTATAAACTGCATGGAGCCTAAACACGGCGAAATTATAATAACATTACCAGAAGGCAACATTGATCCGGACCACATCGCCGCGACAAGAATTTATACAATGAAGGGGACTTTAAATATTGCAAAGGCGAAAATTTTTATATACCCCAAAGA